TGCGGCTGTTTCGCGCTGGCACCTGTCAAAACGTTCAGTGCTACCAGGGATGCGAAGGCCGAATCTAAGAAAGGTCGAGACGACGTGACGACACGATTCCTGAGCCTCGACGGCCCCGACGGCGGCGGCCACTCGACGCACGCCGACGCCCTCGCGGCGGCCCTGGCTGCGCGCGGCATCGACGCGGTGAGCTGGCACCACCCGCGCCATCCCAACGGAGCGACGGGCCTCGCGCGCGTCGTCCACTACGAGCGCGCGCGGGTGTGGACGCGCTTCCTGTCCATCGCAGACCGCACCGGCATGACGCACGCCGTCCATGTTCTCGACCGCGGCCCGTGGTCGGGGCTCGTTCACGCGCGGGCGCTCGAGGCGGCCGACACGCGACGCCTCGACAGCGGGCACAGCGTCGCGGCGGCCGAGCTCGCGCTGTGGTGGGAGGGGCTGCCTGTGGTCATGCTCGACGTGCTCGGCCCCGACGGCGCACCCGACGACGCCACCCTCGACGCCCGCCTGCTCCTCCGCGGCGAAGACCCGCGCGAGAGCCACCACGAGCGCGCGCAGTGGCGCCGCATCGCTGCCACCGAGGGCTGGCCCATCGTCGACACCAGCGGCTCGCGCGATGCCACCGGGGCTGCGCTGCTCGCGTGGGCGCTGCGGGTGATCGCGTAATTCAGTTGACTGGCGATAGCGAACCGCTATAGGTTCCGTCGCACATGGCTAGGCCCCGCGACGCAGCAACGTCCGGGGCCGTGAACGATCACGCAAGGAGTGACCGATGACGAAGAGGGTACACGCTCGCGGAGCGGCTGTCGATTACAGTCGCTTTGTCGCGGGCAAGATGGCGGTTCACCCGCCGTCGGGAATCGCAGATCCTAGCATCAGAGTAGAGCGACTGTTCTCGTTTCAGCATGACCTCGTGTCATGGGCGCTGCGCCGCGGGCGAGCTGCTGTCTTCGCTGACACGGGCCTCGGCAAGACCGGGATGCAGATCGCGTGGGCAGACGCCGTGGCGCGTCACACGTCAGGCGATGTGATGGTTCTCGCGCCCCTCGCGGTCGCCGCGCAGACCGTGGCCGAAGGCGCCGCGTGCGGCGTCGAGGTGACGCTGTGCCGTGAGGCGAGCGACGTGCGACCCGGCCTCAACGTCACGAACTACGACCGGCTGCACCGCTTCGATGCGTCGCGCTTCTCGGGTGTCGTGCTCGACGAGTCTTCGTGCATCAAGCACCACGATGCGAAGACGCTGCGCGTGCTGCTCGACTCGTTCTCGGCGTGCCCGTTCCGCTTCTGCGCGACGGCCACGCCCGCGCCCAACGACTGGACGGAACTCGGCACGCACGCGGAGTTTCTCGGGGTCTGCACGCGCTCTGAGATGCTCGCGGAGTTCTTCTGCCACGACGGCGGCGAGACGCAGACGTGGCGCCTCAAGGGTCACGCGCGCAAAGCCTTCTGGCGGTGGGTTTCGTCGTGGGGCGCGATGGTACGCAGGCCCTCCGACCTCGGCTACTCCGATGAAGGCTACGCGCTCCCGGCAGCACACACGACCTCGCACACCGTCGCGACCGATGCTGCGACGCTCCGCGAGGGCGGCGTGCTCTTCGCGCAGGAGGCCGCTTCGCTCATGGACCGGCGCGACGCCCGACGTGGCTCCATCGACGCGCGCGTGTCCATGTGCGCCGACCTCGTGAACTCCGAGGCGGGTGAACCCTGGATCGTGTGGTGTGACCTCAACGCCGAATCTGAGGCGCTCACGAAGGCCATCCGCGGCGCCGTCGAGGTGCGCGGCAGCGATGACGCCGACGTGAAAGAAGAGCGTCTGCGCGCCTTCGCCGACGGGCGGATTCGCGTGCTCGTGACGAAGCCGTCTATCGCGGGCTTCGGGCTCAACTGGCAGCACTGCGCGCGGGTCGCCTTCGTGGGCGTGACGGACTCGTGGGAGGCGTACTACCAAGCCGTGCGCCGATGCTGGCGCTTCGGCCAGAAGCGCGAGGTGCGCGTGCACATCTTCGCGAGCGAGGCCGAGGGTTCCGTAGTGGCGAACCTCGCACGCAAGGAGCGCGATGCGGCTGCGATGGCCGACTCGCTCTCCGCGGAGACGCGCGAGGCCGTCATGGCCGAAGTCCGCGGCGCCGTCCGCACGGTCAACACGTACGAAGCGCGGAAGGCAATCCGCCTCCCGTCATGGCTCAAGAGCGAATCGGAGGTGGCGTGATGTCGAAGGTGATCGGTCAAGACAGTGGCGACAACTGGAGCATCTACCACGGCGACTGCGTCGAGGTGACGAAGGCGCTCCCTGATCGCAGCGTGGCGTGCTCGGTGTTCTCGCCCCCGTTCGCGTCGCTCTACACCTACAGCAACAGCCCGCGCGACATGGGCAATGTGAAGAACGATGCGGAGTTCTTCGTGCACTTCGGCTACCTCATCGACGAGTTGGCACGCGTGATGATGCGGGGCCGTGTGGTCGCCATCCACTGCATGGATTACCCTGTCTCCAAGGAGCGCGAGGGATACATCGGGCTGCGCGACTTCCCCGGCGAGATCATCCGCGCATTCGAGGCGAGGGGATTCATCTTTCATACACGCGTCACCGTGTGGAAAGACCCCGTGACGCAGATGCAGCGCACGAAGGCGCTCGGACTCCTGCACAAGACCGTGCGCGAGAACGCATCGATGTCCCGCATGGGTATCCCCGACTACGTGATCGCGATGCGCGCGCCCGGTGACGTGCCGGTTGACGAGCGCGTGAAGCACACGCCCGAAGAATACCCCGTCGACGAGTGGCAGCAGATCGCGTCGCCCGTGTGGGCTGTTACCACGAACGAGGGCGTCAAGGCTGCGATCGACCCGCAGGACACGCTGCAATACCAGAGCGCCCGCGAGCACGACGACGAGCGGCACATCTGCCCGCTGCAACTCGAGGTGATCCGCCGATGCCTCGCACTGTGGACGAACCCCGGCGACACGGTGCTCTCGCCTTTCATGGGCATCGGGAGCGAGGGCCACATCGCGATCGGCGGCGCCACGCGGTCGGGCCGTCGGCTGTCGAAGCCGCGCCGGTTCATCGGCGCCGAACTCAAGGATTCGTACTACCGGCAGGCGGTCGGCAACATGCGCGCGGCGTCGATCATCCAGCAACCTGGCCTCTTCGACGCGGTGGTGGTGTAGTCATGGCGTCGAGGGAGCGGCGGGAGAGTGGGGTTCTCGTGCTGATGACCGCAGCGGAGCGCGAGAGACTCCACTCTCTCGCCGCTCTCCTCGGCGTGTCGAGCGCCGACGTGGTGCGCTCGCTCGAGGGGTTGCGCGGTGAGGTCGAGAACGGGTACAAAGGAGCGGCCCCGCGGCGCGACCAACGCCCGGAGCCATGATCGACCATTGCGCCGACGGAGGGCGCGACCGATGCCGAGACGATACCACCAGACCGCTAGCGCGGGCAAGCCTGCGCCCACCTGCCTCGACTGCTACCGAGCGCGCCGCGAAGGGCGCCCGTGGGGCTGCGTCGTACACGTCGCCGAAGGGGTGCTTTGATGATGTGGGTGAAGCTCGACTGCACCCTCGCCACGCATCGCAAGATGCTGCGCGCGGGCGCCGAGGCGTCATGGCTGTGGGTGTGCGGGCTGGCCTACGCCAACCAGCACACGACGAACGGCGTGATCCCTCGCGAGGCGCTCACGGCGCTCTACCCGTCCGACGAGTGGACGCCCGCGAAGCGTCGTCGGCTCGCGGAGAAACTCGTCGAAGTGGGTCTGTGGGAGGTGGTTTCCGATCAATCTTGGGAGATCCACGGATACGCGGAGCACCAAGGCGAGGCCATGAGCGACGCCGTCGAGGCGCGTCGCGAGCGCGAGCGCGAGAAGAAGCGCGCGCAGCGTGACCGCGAGAAAACAAGCGGTGCGCGGCCTCCGTCCCCCAAGGTGTCCCATGGGGACATTGAAGGGACACGAGGGGACATGTCCCCTGTCGTGTCCCCTCCTGTCCCCGGTGTGTCCCCGCCCTCCGTACCGTCCGACCGACCGACCGACTCTCAAGACACCAATACATTGTCGCCCGCAGCCGTCGCGCCGTTGGCGCTCGCGGCTCAGGCGACGGTCGACCCCGCGCCGACGAAGCCCGCGAAGACGCCGCGCGCGAAGAAGCCCGCGGCCGACCCGCCGCCGTTCAGCATCGGCGACGCCTTCGAGGCGCTCGCGTCGTCGGCGGGCGGGCGGTTCGCGGCGGGCGTCGAGGGCGACTGGACGCGGGGCGTTCGCATCGCGGTCGCGAAGAGCGTGCGGCAGTACCCGGACCTCGGCGCGTGGCGCCTCGTGGGCGAATGGCTCGCGGCGGGCGGCGACCGCTTCCGCGGCGTGCTCGGCCCCTCGTGGGCTGCGTCGGGCGCCCTCGCCGACACGATGGCCAGGGCGCGCGAGTGGGACGCGACGGGGCGGCCTGCGCTGGCGGGCTCACCCGCCACTTTCGGGCAGACCCCGTCGCAAGCGCGCGCGGAGCCCGACATCTGGACGATAGCCGCGGCGAAGCAGGGGGTGCGGCTGTGAACGCGCTCGCACGCACGCACATCGTCGACGTCGCGGTTGTCGAAGACGCGCGCCCGACGGCCCTCGTCGACCTCGACGCAGAGCGCGCGGTGCTCGGGGCGCTGATGCTCGACGCGGCGTATGTGGCCCCGATCGTGTCGGCGCTCCTCACGGCCGCCGACTTCCACGAGCCCCGGCACGCGCTGCTGTGGGACGTCTTCGCGGCGGTGCTCGCGCGCGGCGAAGCGCTCGACGTGCTCACGGCGGTGGCCGAACTGCGAGCGCGCAACCGGCTCAACACCGTGGGCGGGCCGCAGGCCCTCGGCGAGCTCACCGACGCGCTGCCCACCGTCGCGCACTGCGAGTCACACGCGCGCATCGTCGTCGAGGCGTCGCGGCGTCGGCGCCTCGCGCTCATCGGGGAGCGCCTCATGCTCGCGGCGGGCGACCCGACGCGCGAGGGCGAGAAGCTCCGCGACGCGGCCGTTGATGCGCTGCGCGCGCTGCGCTTCGGGCGCGGGTCGACGGCGTCGAGCGCGCTCGACCTCGTGAGCGACCTCATGGAGTCCGTCGAGCGAAGCGTCGCGGGCGCGCGCGGGCCGACGCCCCTCGCGTTCAGCGTGCCCACGCTCGACCGCATGAGCGGCGGCGGGATGAAGCGCGGCGGCGCGTACTTCATCGCGGCGCGGCCCGGCATCGGCAAGACTGCGCTCGCCTGTCAGGTCGGCGGAGCGGTCGCGGCGGGCGGTGAGTGTGTGCTGTACGTCGCGCTCGAGCCATCGCGCGGCGAGATCATGAGCGCGACCATCGCCAACCGGGCGGGCGTCGACCTCGTAAAGCTCACCAGGGCACAGCAGACCCTCACACAAGACGACGTCAACGACGTGACCACGGCGGCGAACATCGTCGCGGGGTGGCCGCTCTACGTGGTCGACGCGACGGAGCGCGAGACGCCCGACACCGTGGCCCGCGTCGAGGCCGTGATGCGCGCGCTTCCGAAGATGCCCGCGCTTGTGGTGGTCGACCACCTGCTCAAGCTCCAGCCGACGCGGCGCCATGAGCGCGCGCACGAGGGTACGGGCGAGGTCGTCGCGGGCCTCGTGAGCCTCGGCAAGCGCACCGGCGCCACGCTCTTGGTGCTCTGCCACATCGGCCGCGGCGTGAGCGGTCGCGACGGTCTCTTTCGTCGGCCGCGCGCCGAGGACATCGCGGGCGGCGACGCGATGAACCGCGACGCTGACGGCATCGTGTTGCTCCACCGCGAGGACAAGTATCCGACCTCGCGCGAGAACATCGAGAACCCGAGCGTGGCGGGCATCGTCGACATGGTGGCGCCGAAGCTGCGCGGCGTCGAAGACAACACGTTCGGTCGGATGCGCTTCCGCGGTGCGGTGCAGCGCTTCGAGGCGATGGACGCGCAACCCGTAGCCACGCCGAAGCGCGCGGGCTGGCGCGACCCCGACGAAGACCTCGACGAGCCTCGCACGTCGGGCGCGTACAGCAACGAGGAGCGCGACGATGCCGCGCAGTGACGCCGCGACGGTGCTCGACGTGCTGCGCGGGCTCTCGCCTGCGCTGCGGGCTGCGCTGAGCGCGCGGGCGACGGCGAACGACAACGGACGGAGGGCGACGTGACCCGCCGCCCGTCGATGTTCCCCGCGATGCTCGCGAGCATGACGGCCTCGGTGCGTGCGATCAACCCCGCGCTCGCGACGCAGCGCGCGGCGGCTCTGCGCGACCTCGCAGGCGAGGGCAACGCCACCGTCGAGGCGCGGGCCACGTCGCGCACGAAGAACGCACGGCAGGGGCGCGCGGCGCAGCGCACAGGGGCGACGTGGGAGCTCGAGGTGTTTGCGGCGCTCGACGCGATGGTGCGCAACGGCGCGCTCGCGTGGTGGGCGCACACGTCGCCGGGGTCGAAGCGGCTGCGCGATGGGCGGGTGATCGTGACCGGCCGCGCGCTCTGCGACGTGGTCGGCGTGACCGGCGACGGGCGCGGCTTCGTCGCTGAGGTGAAGCGCCACGGCTCGCGCATCGAGGTCGTAGCGGGCGACCGCGGCGGGGTGCAGCCGCACCAGCGGGCGCAGCTCGACGCGACGGCGGGGGCGGGTGGCGTGGCGCTGCTCGTGGCGTGCGTCGGCGACGTGCGCGCGGTGATCCCGTGGGTAGCCCTCGACGGGGTGCGCGCGGTGACGAAGACGGTCGCCCGTAGCCACGAGGCCCGCGGCGGGCTGCTGGCGGCGCTACAGGGCGCGGCGATGGGGCGAGACGGGTGACGGCACGTAGCGGGCGCTCCGGGGCGGTTCCTGGGGCGCGTAGAGGCGATTGCGGGGCAGTGAGGCAGACGATGGGCGAGACGTGGCGGGTGGTGGACGACGAGGGCGCGGCGCACGAGGTGGCCGTCGACGAGGGGCGCGGGTCGGCGCGCTCGTGGTGGGCCGCGACGCCCGACGTGGCGCGGAGGTCGCACGCGAGCGCACGGGACGCCGTCGTGCTCGTGGCGCAGGCGTGCGAGTGGGCCGTCGTCGAGGTGCTGGCGCCGGGGCAGGTGTCGGCGGCGCAACTCCGAGCGGTCGCGCAGGCCGCTGCAACGCTCGTGCTGTGGCACGACGCGAACACGCCCGATGGCGACCTGAACGACGCCGACGGGCGCCTGTGGACGATGATCGACGCCCTCCGTGCGGCGGGCTACGAGATGCCGACGGGCACGCCGACAGGACCGACGCGCGACGAGCTGACGGCCGAGGTCGCGCACCTCGAGGCGCGACGCGGGGCGCTGCTCGCGGAGGTCGACCGGCTGCGCGCGCTCCGACTGCCCGGAGGTGCGCAGTGA